TCAGCAACGGCCTCCTCAGATTGCAATGCCATAAGTTCGGCCGCAGCACTTGCAACTGCTTGCGTAGTTACTGCGCCTGCTTCGGTTAATTGCTCTGCATGATCGTTTTGCATTTGTTCAGCACTAGCTATAAACTCTTTTACAGAATTTTGCAATTCAGCAATTTCCGTGTCTTTAGCAACAACTGTATCAGCTAATTTATCTTTAGCTTCTAACGCTTCAAACACTTGCTCATCTAGATCATCGATTTGCTTTTCGTATTTAGTAACAACACCTGCTACTATTTTTTCAACTGGCAGCGTTGCGCCAACTTGCTTTGCGCATGCTTCTAGTTCTGCAATAGATGCGGCAGCTTTAATGCCTTCTGTAGTGCCATCAACTAAGCCGGCTTCAATTGCTTCATCAGCAGTAAACCATGTTTCAGCGTTCATAAGTTCTTCTAACTCCTCTTGGCTGTAGTTGCTACGGCCATATGCGTTAATAATTGCTGATTTCATTTTATCCATAAGTTCAGCATCTTTGCGTAGTTGCTCACTATCTCCAATTGATACTGTCCAAGGGTTATGAATCATAAGCAGCGCGTTATCGGCCATAATGATTTCATCACCGGCCATTGCAATAACACTGGCCATGCTTGCTGCCATGCCGTCAATGTAAACAGTAACGTTAGCAGGATGGCGTTTGATGGCGTTATAAATAACGTTGCCTTCTATGATTGAGCCACCCGGTGAAGATACACGCAGGTCTATTTGCTCAACTTCGCCAAGGTTTTCAAGGTCTTGGATAAAGGTAGTTGCTTGGATGCCATAGCCTCCAATTTCGTCATATACAAAGATTTCGGCCTTAGCAGATTTAACTCCTTCGGCATCAGTTTCTTGTTCCATCGCATACCATGTTTTGGTTTGATTTTTTGTTTCCATATTTAATTTACTCCGATTGAGTTTGTTCTGTTTCCGTTTCAGCTTGCTCAATGTCTGCTTGAGATTCTGACCCGGAGCGTAAAGTTATTGGCCGCCTGTAGCCGCCATCCTCTGTCCATGCTTGCACAACTTCATCTGCCATATCTGGCAGCCCTGCTTCACTTCTAAATGCCGCCTCGTCGCTGCGCTGTGGCGTTATCGACCCTGCTCTAACTGCTACGCCATACGAATCAAATTTAGCCTTTAATGTTAAAAAATCCAAATCAGATTTCATTGCTAAATTGTTGTCGGCATCGGCATCGCTGTCTGCATCTGTATCAATGTTTTCATCTGCACCGGTTTCTTCAGTTACTAATTCAACTGGATCGCCCGGCATTGCTGTTGTGCCAAGTTCTGTTGGATTTAATCCGTTTTCCTCAGCGATTTGTTTTTTCAAAACTATGTTGGCCGCACGCTTGCGCACCATATCTTCATAGTCAATGCCACGCGCCTCAACTATTTGATCTTCAGTCATTAGGCCTGCGCGTAAATCTGCAATGTCAGCAGCACGCATACGGCCTTCATCTACTGTAAATTGTGCCGGCTTGCTAAAGCCAATTTTATACCAGTCATCTGGCAAATCATATATGCCTTGTTTAGCACGTTTGCTAATTACATACATTGCTGCACGCTGCATGCCGGTTTTAAGCACTTCGCAGCGATTCATAATAGATTTGTTTATGTCAGCAGAAAAACCGCGCACGCCTGCGCCACCAACTGCGCTGCTATCTAGCATCTCCCTGCGCCATCCTAGCGCGTAAAATGCAGATGATTCTACTAGCTTGGTAAAGTTTAGCCACTGATCGCTTGGCCGGTTACTTTGGTGCGCTGACAAGCTACCACCATTTTTAATGTAACGTATTAGGCCGCTATCAAACAATTGCGTTTGCAGCCGGCCATCGCTGCCGGGTTGTGGGTTTACAATGCTGTTGCCCATGTCAGCCCGGCCGGTTTCGTTAGATTCAATTAGCGTTAAACTGCTGTTTACCTTTTCGGCTATTTTTTCTGCATCGCGTGTTTCAGCTAAATCATACCAATCTAATATTGCCGCAGCAATTGTTGGTTGGCCACGGCTTTGGCTAAACCAATGCATATCGGCCACATGTATCATGCTATTAGCATTAACATCTTTGTAGCCATCCTTGTTGCTTTCGTCTTTTACGCGATATGCAATTGGCTGCATATACTCATCAACAATAACACCGGCAAAAATACGCATGCCTTTGTAACGGCCGCCTTTAACATGCTGCTCGCCATGCTGCTGAAATGACCCAACCCGGTGCGCTTCTAGGTATTGCAGCTTTGGCATACCAGTGTTTGGATTTTCTGTTAGCAGTATAAAGTAATCGCCATCAACATCTATGGTTTTACTGCCTAACCATGCTGATTTGCAAAATGAAAAACCTGCGCCTCTAGTATCTAGCTGCCTGTCGATGCGCATAAAATCTTGTTCTACTGCGGCCGCAAACTCTTTGTTTTCGCTATAGCTTTTTAGCTTCCATGCGTTGCCATAAACGTAATTGGCCTTTTGCTTTACTGCGCCACTAACTGTTGAAAACGCTTGGTAAATGTAACGGCTATCGCCTAGCAACATCTTTTGCCGGTTCTCAACCATCAACTCAGCTATGTCTTTATCTAGCTTGCCCCGGCCAAACCTGCGCTGATCGTCAGCACCGCCCGGATAAAATTCGTTGCTGCCGCCTCTACCCCAAAAAGAAGTCACTCCGGATAATTTTTGTTTTAACTTTGGCAGTAGTTTTATTGGTTTTGTGGCCATGTTAATTATCTCTCCCTCCGGCTTCGTCAGCAAAGCGTGCCTTTGCGACATTAGTGACTTGGTTGCCGGCATCTATGACATACGCTTCCATTTCGGAATCAGTCATTAGCGTGCCACTTGCTCCACCTGTAGTGACAACCTTGTAAAGCAACCTCAGTTGCTCAATGAAATCAGATGCAGACCAATCGGCCGGCAGCTCATATTGAAATTGTTTTCCTGCAACGTTTGCAGATACAATGCGTGCGCCACCTCTTGACTGAGTATCAAACTCGCCAAGTGCCAATGTCTCAATAATAGACAAAGCTGTAGCAGCATCTTTAGATGACTTGATCCATATAACAAAAAGCAGACTCCTCATGTAGTTTCTTTTTTACGCTTTGTATCCAAATTGTCAAGATGCCCAAATTTATCAAACAGTGGATCGGCAAAGCCCCAATGTTTTCGCGCCCAAAAAAAGCCGCACATTTCTGTGCGACTTGATTGGTGTTATTGGTATAACAATGCATCAGCATCAATGTATCCCATTGCCTCATACTTTGTATGCCACATCATTGCGGCATCAATAGCATCTTGGCCAGTAGGGTAATCTTTATCATGTATAGTTTCAACCCAACCGGTTCGATCTTTTATTTCCAACTCGTAGTTGTTTGCTAATACCTCTACTGAGTCTGCAACGCATAAGGTTGAACCCCAATGATGAGAATGAATGAGATAATACATTTGTTTTTTCATGTTATTATTATTTATTGGTTATTTCAATGAACTTGCCGAGTCAGAAGTGCTACGGCATAAACAGTTTACATTACTTTTTAGGTAATGTCAATACAATTATTTTGGCCTGTTTCCCGGCCGCACTATTTTAACGCTTCAGTGCCAAGCGATTTGCACATGGCTGCGCAAACTACCTGCATGGCCTCGCAGTCAAAGTAGTGGTCATTGTGTTTATCCCGGTTTATCCAATCGTAGTAAACGCTTCCATCTGGTTTGGTTTTAGATATTTTTGCCCATGCGTTTATCTGCCTTTCATACATAGCACCGGCATCATCGGCATGCGTCCATATTGGTTGGCCTTTATGATCTTTTAAACTGCGCATTAGACTTAACCGGTTTTTAGCAGATTGCTTGCTAAAGAAAAATTGGCCTACTCTCGCGCCTCTACTTAGTGCAGTGCCATCATATGCGTCCACTGGTTTTATGTCTGAGTAGATGCGCCTAAAACCATCTTGGCACATATAATCTTTTGCGCTATCGCCACGAAACACCATCCAGTTATACTCCATTGCTATACGCTGCACTTGGTTAGTGTTGTAGTTGCCATCTAAAAACACCCGGCATGCGCCACCACTGCCTAATGCGTTTTGTGGTATTTTCCATTTGTCGCATGCTACAGCTATCTCTGCTGCAGTAACTACTTTGTTGCAGTCAATTAACCTGCTGCGCAACGTCCCGGCCACAATTGCCCAACTGCGTATAACGTAGTAGTAATGATCCTTTTGAACGTCGATGGTGCAAAACGTAAACTGGTTATCTGCATCCCATGCTGTGTTTAGATTATACCCTCCGGCCGCAATTGTTAGTATGTCTGCGCTAACATAATCGGCATCCGTCCATGCTTCAGCCAAACGCTTGCGCACAAAATTCTCTAACGTTGTAAGCACGCCACGCTCTCTATCTATTTGCGCCACCTTAAATTGCCTCACTAGCTCCGGCCAGTCAATATGCGCCAGTGCGTTGTAGTGGTAAAAATCTATTTTGCTATCTCCGGCCGGGTTTAGCGCAACATACTTACCGGTTTGATTGCGCACCTTTTGTTTAGGTAAATTGGCCTCCATCTTGCCGCCACATAACTGGCATTCGTAGTAAACAGATGCGGCCAACTTGCTAAAGTTTATGCTGCCATCGCTGTCAGTGTAATCTTCTTTGCTTGCCCAACGCATGCCGCCCATCGGTATTTCCTCACCAATTGCTTTGCTGCGCCAGATGTAAGGTATGTATTTATCGCAGCAATCGCATTTTACATGCCATGTCTTTTTGCTGCTTTGCTCCCATAGCCTATCTAACTCGCTGCCTTTAGTTTGGCCAGATGTTGGCAAAAACATTTGGCTGCTCCAGTTGTAGCTGCTTGTTCTATCTTTAATTTGATCTAACCAATTATCGCCATACGCCCATGACTCATCTGCGCTTATGCGCTCTAGCGTTTTACTGTTTCGTGCTGCCAAAACGTTGGCCGATAACAAGCGTA